TGAAAACGTGGTTTCATTGGCGAGAAACATTGGATATGTACCTCGCTCCAGAACCGCCGCTAAGGCATCTATTTCTTTTAACGTACAAACAGATACAACGAGTCCAACACTAACCCTACAGGCGGGTCTAGTGTGCGTAGGGAGCGTTAATGATACTTCTTATGTTTTTTCAATTCCAGAAAGTATAACAACAATAGTAAAAGATGGTGTTGCTACTTTTGGAACATCGACAAATCCAATTAGTGTATATCAGGGAACATTTTTAAGTAAACAGTTTGTAGTTGATGGATCATTAGATCAGAGATTTTTACTCGATAACTCATACATTGATTCATCTACAATAATCACATACGTAAAGGGAATTGCTGATACTGGTCTTGGTAGAGAGTATCAAAAGGTTGATAATATTCTGAATGTTAAATCATCATCAGAAATATACTTAATTCAAGAAGTTCAAGATGAAAAATATGAACTTCTATTTGGTGATGGTATTTTTGGCAAGAAATTAGAAAATGGTGCTGTTGTTACCTCAACATATATCGTTACTGATGGTAAGGAAGGAAATGGACCTTCTACATTCTCATTCTCTGGAAGTTTTAGAGGATCTTCTGATGAGATTGTTGTTCCCACTTCAACACCTTCAATAACAACGATCTCTGCGGCATCTAACGGCGGCGACATTGAGTCTTTAGAGTCTGTTAAGTACTTCGCACCAAGACTGTATGAAGCGCAGTACAGAGCGGTTACAGCGCGTGATTATCAAACAATCATTCAACAAATCTATCCCAATACAGAAACTGTCTCCGTCGTTGGTGGTGAAGAATTGACACCACCACAGTTTGGTACAGTATTAATTACAATCAAACCAAAGAACGGTGAATTCGTTTCTGATTTTGATAAACAGCAAATCCTTTCAAAATTAAAAAATTACTCTTTATCTGGAATCAACCAAAGAATCCTAGATCTCAAGATTCTTTACGTTGAACTTGAGTCATATGTTTACTATAATCCATCACAAACAACAAGTGTTGATGATCTCAAAACAAGAGTAACTGGTGGTTTAACAACGTATTCAAATTCTCAGGATATCAATAAGTTTGGTGGAAGATTCAAGTATAGCAAAGTCTTAAATGTAATTGATGATATTGATAATTCCGTTACTTCAAATATTACAAGAGTTAAGATAAGGAGAAATCTAAAAGCACTTCTTAATCAGTTTGCTCAGTATGAATTGTGCTTTGGTAATCAATTTCATGTAAATCCAAAAGGAATGAATATTAAGAGTACTGGATTTACAATCAGTGGAAATAGTAATATTGTTTATTTTACAGATGTTCCAAATAGTGATGGGAAAACAGGAGTCATTTCAATTGTAAGAGAAAACGTTCAAGACGGAACAAAAACTGTTGTCGTAAAATCTGCGGGAACTGTTGATTATGTAAAAGGGGAAATTAATCTAACAACTATTAACATCACATCAACTGTAAAACCAAATAATATTGTAGAGATTCAAGCATTCCCAGAATCAAATGATGTGGTTGGTCTTAAGGATTTGTATTTGAAATTCGACATTTCAAATAGTTCAATAAATATGGTAAAAGATACTATTTCTTCAGGTGAACAAATATCTGGAGTAGGATTTAAGGTTACTTCAAGCTATACAAACGGAGATCTAACAAGAGGATAATATGATCACAACGGGGTTTGAAACAAGGGTAAAAGTACAGCAGATCATTGAAAATCAGCTCCCAGAATTTATATTATCAGAAAGTCCAAAAGCGGCTGATTTCTTAAAACAATATTATATTTCTCAGGAATATCAAGGCGGTCCTGTAGATATTGCAGAAAATCTAGATCAATATTTAAAATTAGATAATTTAACACCAGATGTAGTGGTTGGATTTACTGAACTTACAGGTTCAGTGTCTTCAACTGATGACACTATTCTTGTAAATTCCACAAAAGGATTTCCTCATCAATATGGATTATTGAAAATTGATGATGAAATAATATCATACACTGGCCTAACCGCAACTTCTTTTACTGGTTGTATCAGAGGTTTTAGTGGAATCACAACATATAGATCAGAGAATAATCCCCAAGAATTAGAATTTTCTTCATCTACAAGTGATTCGCATGAATCTGGAACTAGAGTTGATAACCTAAGTTCTTTATTTTTAAAAGAGTTTTACAAAAAACTAAAGTTCTCTTTGACCCCTGGTCTAGAAAATAGTAATTTTGTTTCCAATTTAAACGTTGGTAATTTTATAAAAGAAGCAAGAACTTTTTATGAGTCAAAAGGAACGGAAGAATCTTTTAGAATCTTATTCAATGTTCTCTTTGGATCCACTCCTAAAGTTGTTGATCTTGAGCAATTTCTACTTAAACCTTCCTCTGCAAACTTCTTAAGAAGGGAAGTTGTAATTATAGAACCAATTTCTGGCGACCCAAATAATCTTGTAGGTCAAACAATAATAAAATCGACAGATAGTGAAACTAATGCATCAGTTTCTGAGGTTGAGATATTTACTAGAAACCAAAAAGTAGGATATGCTCAAACATACTATAAAATAGGTTTATTTGTAGGATTTAATGAAGATGATTTAATCAATGGTACTTTTACTATTACTCCAAATACAAAGGTTTTAAACACTGTTTCTACTGGTTCTTCAATTATTACTGTTGATTCCACAGTTGGATTTGCACAAACAGGGACATTAATCTCTTCTGGAAATGTTGTTACATATTCGAGTAAGACTGTTAACCAGTTCTTTGGGTGTTTAGGTGTAGATTCGGACATTCCAACTGCTTCTAATATTAGATCTGATGAGACTTACTATGGATATGAAAATGGAGATCTAACAAAGAAAGTAGAGTTTAGAATAACAGGATCACTATCTTCATTTAAGCAAACTTCAGATATAACTTCTGCGGTTGAAGGTGAAAAAATATATGTCAAAAATGTTGGAGAAAAAATTGCAAATCCAACAGAAAATAAATCATATAAGCAAAAATTCTTCAATTCTTGGATTTACAATACTAGTTCAAGATATCAAGTAATCAATATTTCTGGATCCACATTTACACTAGGTGCAAATATAGATGATTCTTCTCTTAAGGTTGGTGATTCTGTAGATGTTTTAAGATCAAGTTCACATAACGTTGTTGTCTCCGGAGCAGTAGTATCTTCAGTTAATAAATCTCTAAAACAAGTAATATTGAGCAATCTTAGTGGATTCTCTCCTGTTCTTGGACTTGAGTATGATATTAGAAGAAATATTGACACTGCCTCCAGTTCTGGAGCAGTGATTGATGGTGGAAATAATAAAATATTTGCAAATATTCAAAACACTTATAATGAAAATGATGAATACTATTATTCTGCTTCTAATTCTCTACCTTCCTATGAGATTTCAGAAAATGTAGTTTCTTCTGAAATTAGTTCGGCCGTTGCTGGATCTACTATCCAGGGATATAATTCATCAACAGGAAAATATTCATTAATATCTTTTAGTTCAAATGTTCCTTTTATAACTGGAGATAAAGTTTATTACTCTCCAGAAGTATCTCCAATCCAAGGTCTATCAGAAGGAATTTATTACGTTAAAGTTACTGGTTCTGGAAACCAGATCAAATTATATTCCTCAAGATCTTTTATAGACATTGATGATTATGTTGAATTTTATCCATCACCCAATGACAGTGGATATCATAGATTTGTTCTATATTCACAGAAAGAACTACTAATTTCTCCACAAAGTCTTTTAAGAAAGTTTCCAACTCAAACAAAAATTGATAACATAGAAAATACTGAAACTAGTGTTGGATCACTAGGAATGATGATAAATGGTGTTGAAATTGTAAACTATAAATCAGATGATAAAATCTATTATGGTCCACTAAAAGATTTAAAAGTATTGAATTCTGGATCAAACTATGACGTGGTTAATCCACCAACAGTTCAAATTTCAAATCCAGTTTCTGGTACAACAGCTCTTGTTCAACCAGTTATCAGCGGATCATTAAAATCGGTTTTAGTCGATCCTTCAGAATTTGATATTTCTAGTGTTATTTCAATTTCTTTGACTGGAGGTAATGGAAGTGGTGCAGTATTAGAACCAGTAATTAGTAGAAGGTATAGAGAGATAGAGTTTAATGCTCAAGACATTTCTTCTGCTGGTGGAATAGATTCATCCAGTGAAACTATAACTTTTTTAACCAATCACAATTTGTCTAATGGCGAAAAAATAGTATATAATAAAAATGGAAACGACGAAATTGGAATCGGAACTTTTGGTGGATCAAACACAGATCAAGGTATAACTCTAATTAATGGATCTATCTACTATCCAGAGATAGTTAATGCTAAAACCATTAAACTATATCAGACTGAGAGTGATTACTTTGCAGGTATTAACACCGTTGGTTTCACAACAATAGCAAACCAAGGAATTCATAAATTTAGACTTTTTGATGGAAAAAATAATATTAGTAAAGTAAAGGTTATAAATCCCGGAGATGGATATACAAATAGAAAATTAAGAGTCAGTTCAACTGGTATTTCTAGCTCTTCAAACAGAGTTCTCTTTAAAAATCACAATTTTAATGAGGGAGAGTTAGTTACATATTCTACAGATGGAACTCCAGTAACTGGATTATCAACATCTAATCAATATTATATTCTTAATAAGACTAATGATAGTTTCATGCTTTCCGATGCTGGAATAGGTGGAACAATAGCGTCAAATTATGCAAGAAGAAAATATGTAAAACTCGATTCAACGGGATCTGGATATCAGATCTTTGCATATCCAGATATTTCTTTAAATATTAATATTTCTTATGGTAGCAGTATAACTGGCATTGTTACTGCCACACCGATCATCAGAGGTGGTATTGTAGATGCATATCTCTATGAAAGTGGAACTGGATATGGTTCAACAACTTTAAATTTACACAAAAAACCACTAATTTCTGTTAAAACAGGAAAAAATGCCGAAATTACTCCTATCATCTCTGGTGGAAGAATTATCAAGGCTGCTGTTCTTAGTGAGGGAACTGAATATAACGCAGCCCCAGATCTAGTTGTAAATGGTGACGGTAACGGTGCTATATTGAGAGCAGTCGTGAGTGGTGGTGTAATAACCGATGTTATTATTATCAATTCTGGATCTGGATACACAAAAGAAAAAACAACTATTGCGGTAAATCCTCCAGGATCAGGAACAATCATTGATGTTTCTGTTAGAGAGTTAACTCTCAACAATCATTTTAGATTTGGTAATGAAATATTAGTAGAAACAAATAATAAACTTCAATATGGTTTAGTTGGATATTCGACTCAAATTGGAAGTGCTATCGCAGATGATGATGGTAGCGAACACTCACCAATTATTGGATGGGCATATGATGGTAATCCAATTTATGGACCATATGGATATTCAGATCCAGAAGATCAAAATTCATCGTTAAAATTATTAGAATCTGGTTATACACGTGATGTAAATGCTGTAATTAGTAGACCACCTGGATTTGATCCTGGATTTTTTGTTGAAGATTATCAGTTTATTTCAACAGGTGATTTAGATTCACACAATGGAAGATACTGTAAAACTCCAGATTTTCCAGATGGTGTTTATGCATATTTCTGTGGAATTAAAACCGACACGCTTACTTCAAGTTTGATTGCTAACTTCCCATACTTTATTGGAAACACTTACAAATCCAAATTTATTGGGGAAAATAAAACTCTTGACCAATCGTTTGATTTTGGATCTTCTTCTTTGGTAAGAAACACATACCCATATAGTGTTGGTGAAAATTATGTGGATAATGATTTTATCCCAGAATCGTATGAGATAACAACACAAGTAACAAAGGTTGACTCTGTTTCCACTGGACCAGTTGATTCATTTACTATTGTTTCATCTGGAGAGGATTATAAAATTTCGGATGTGGCTCGTTTTGATAATGAAGGAACTGGTGGTGGAGGATTAACAGCTTCAGTTTCATCACTCAAAGGTAAATCTATAGTTAATCTAGTTTCACAAACAGAGACTGAAGAAAATGTTGTTTTAACCTGGAAAAATCAAAATCAAGTAGAGGCAAAGATTGATCCATATCACAATTTTTCTGATAATGACTATGTTGTAGTATCTGGTCTTTCTACAAATATATCTAAACTACTAAAAACGCATAAAATAGGTGTAACAACAGAATCAACATCACTGTTGGCACAAGTTCCATCTAATGCAGTTTCTGGATTAGTAACCGACATTTATCTCACTAGAAATCTTGAAACTATTTCTATTGGATCCACAATTGGGATAGGAACAGAATTACTATCAGTTTTAAATATATTTGACAAAGAAAAAGTTCTGAGAGTTAAGAGAGGGGTTGTTGGTTCTGCCCACACAGCTTCCACAAAAGTTTTATCATATCCAAATAAAATTACAATTCCAGTTTCTTTAGAGTACTTTGATTCTAAAGTAAATGAAAAGGTTTACTTTAATCCAAAAACTTCAGTTGGTGTTGGAGTAACACCTGGAATTGGTGTAGCAGTCAGTTTCAATCTTGGAGAAGTTACAAATGTAATTTCTGTACCAACACAGAGCATATATTTACCAAATCATCCATTCAAAACTAATCAACAGGTAACAATTAGAAAGAAAACTAGTTCTACTGCTATTTCTGTCGGTAACACCTCTGGTGGATCACCATTTAATTTACCAGCAAGTGGCGATTCTCAAACCGTGTATATTATTAGTAAATCAAAGGATTTTGTTGGAATTGTAACTTCTGTTGGTTTAACAACAAGTACTAATGGATTATTCTTCTTTAATAATGGTTCTGATGATTATGAGTACTATATTGAGACTGGATATACTCAGGTAACAGGAAATATTGAAAAAACAACAGCATCAATTTCAGTTTCAACAGACCATCAACTAAAAGTTAATGATTTAATTACTCTCAATATCGTTCCAGATCAAATTGTCGGTGTTGGAACTTCATCCTCAATTAGAGTAAAATATAATTCTGCTATTGAAAAAGTTTTATTCAATACAATTGGGTTTGGGTCTGATGTTGTTTTACCATCCTCAAATAAAATTAATATAGTTAATCATGGATATAGAACAGGTGATAAGTTATATTATAATTCATCAGATTTAATTTCTACTGGATTAGAAACTGGAAGATATTTTGTTTATAGATTAGATGATAATAATTTCCAATTATGTGAAACATACACTGATGTTACATCATTACCACCAGTTGTTGTTAGTATTGCTGGAACTGGAGGAGCGAATCAAGAATTTAGTCTTGTAAATCCAAAGGTAGAATTCATAAGAGGAAATGATCTAAAATTTGATCTTTCGGATTCCTCACTACAAGGATATGAGTTCAAATTATATACAGATTACCAATTTAAAGATGAATTTGTTTCTGTTGGAAATACTTCCCCATTCACAATCACTGGAGTTGGAACAGTTGGTGTTTCTACAAATGCTGCCTTAACTATTAATTATAATTCAAGTATTCCATCTAAATTATATTACAACCTAGAAAAATCTGGATTTATTAGCACTTCAGATGTTGAAGTTAGAAATTATTCAGAAATTTCTTTCATTGAAAGTAAGTACAATAGAACACATACAGTTATTGGAATTGGAACAACAACATTTGACATTTCCCTTTCAGTAAAACCAGAAAGAAATGATTATTCTCCTTCTATCTGCAGCACTTTAGAGTATACCACCACATCAACCAATGAAAAGGGTGGCATTGATAAATTAAGAATTCTTTCTGGAGGGTCAAACTATAGACGCACCCCATCATTTATAGATGTTGTTTCTGATGAAGGTAAGAATGCCACAATAATAGCAAACTCAAAAACAGTTGGTAGAATCAAAAACACAACCATACTTGATCAAGGATTTGAATATTCATCGGACACTACTCTGAAACCACAGGCATTTATTTCACCAAAGATAAATCTAAAAGATTCTGCAGAAATTACAAATATTAATGTTACTTCTGGTGGAAAAAATTATTCTTCTGCTCCAGATATAGTTGTAGTTAATGGCGTTACAAGAGAAAAAATTGATAGTGGATCATTAGTAGCAAATCTTTCATCCAATGCAATTTTATCTGTAGATATTGTTAGATCTCCAAAAGGTCTATCCTATGTAAGTAATGAAATCTTTGTAACAAACAATACAAATGGAGTTGGTATTAATACAATAGATACTTCTGCTTCTGGTGTTGCTACATGCTATTTGGTAACCCCAGTTTCTGGTTATAGTGTTGCGCCATTCGCTCTTGGTGATAAGATTTATGTTGAAGGAATTGCAAATATAGATTCTTCTGGAGAGGGATACAACTCTGAAGATCATGGATATGAGTTCTTCACAGTATCTTCTTTCCAGAACACAAATCCTGCTATTTTGGAATTCAGTGTTTCTGGATTTACTACAAATCCAGGACTGGCAAAGACAAATCAAGCATCTTATGGAACCATCATAAAGTATGATGATTATCCACAATTTGATGTTACCACAGGTTATTCAAGTTTCCTTATTGGTGAAAGACTACTATCAAAAACAGATGAAAATGATGTTTATACTAAAAAAGATTTAATCATAACGGAGTCAGGTGATGATTACATTAAAATAGTTGGTTCTTATCAACTATCTAAAGATGAATTTATCTTGGGTGAAAAATCTGGATCCGTAGCAACCATAGAATCTGTTTTTGAAAATAGAGGTGTATTTAGTGTTGGTTATTCATTACAAAAAGATTATAGTTGGTCAACTGATGTTGGAAAACTAAGTGTAGATTATCAAGTTCTTCCAGATAATGATTATTATCAAAATCTTTCCTACACAGTTAAGAGTCCAGTTACTTTTGAAGAATTAGTAAACCCAGTAAATCGTTTAGTACATACTGCAGGATTAAAGAATTTTGCAGATACCGAAATAGAAACCGAAACAAGAGTTGGTGCAGCATTCACTGCTATTGAAAGCACAACTATTGTTAGAGATATTTTGGAAGAAAAGAGAGTTGATACTATTAACTTCTTTGACAATGTAATTGATATTGATACTATCACAAACAGTCCAGTTAAATCTAAGTTCTTGAAGTTAAATTCAAAGACACTGGCAGATTATATTCAATGCAATACAAACAGAGTTCTTAAGATTGATGACTTTAGTCCACAATTCAGAAATCAAAGCAATATTACTGAAGACTATGTTGATATTGTTTCTTATGACAATACTTTCTCTGAGTTCTTAGTTCAAGCTGTTGATCCAAATGGAACTGACATACAATTAACAGAACTTTTAGTTCTTAATAGTGGAAATGATGCTGTAACACTACAAAAATCTTCCGTTTATAATACGGAGAATGAAATTGCAAATATTGAAGCAAATCTCGATGAATTTGGAAATCTTTCTCTAAGATATTATCCAGAAGATAGAGTTGATACTGATTATGATATAAAAATTCTTTCAACTCAGTTCAATTCACTCCTTTCTGGAATTGGAACCCAAAGTGTTGGTTTCATTGATATGATTGGTGCTAACAAGTTAGTTGCTGTAGGAAATACAGAAACAGTTGTTGGATTCAGTACATTGACAACATCTTCAATATATGGAAACTTCCAAGTTTATGATCAAACTAGAAATGAGTTTAACTTCTATGAATTAGAAATAGATCATGATGGTTCCGATGTATACATTTCTGAATTTTACTCCGATGGTGGATCAGGATCTGTTGGTGGTTTAATAGGAACCTTTGGTATTAATTTAAATAGTGGAATTATTTCTATAGATTT